GTGGAACAGGTGGTGCTGGAGTAGTAATAATAAGATATAAAAGACAATAATTATGACAAGTAAAATTAAAGTAGATAATATAAATAAAGTTTCAGACGATTCTAACATCATTAAAAAATGTGGATCAACTATTACAGTTGGTTCGTGTGGAGCTACTGTTGCATTAGCAACTGGCGCAACACAAACAGGTTTTGGTAGAACAGGAACAGTTAACTGGTGTACGACTGTAAAAACATCACCTTTTACTGCAACAAGTGGTTCAGGATTTTTTGTAAATACTACAGGTGGAACGGTTACAGTAACTTTACCCTCATCACCAAGCGCTGGAGATATTGTTTCTATAGCAGATTATGCAGGAACGGCAGCTACTGCGTGTAAACAAATTGCTATTGGTAGAGGTGGTTCTAAATTTCAAGGAGTTTGTAATTGTGGTGTTCTTAATAAAGCAAGAGAATCTGTTACTCTAATTTATGTTGATGGAACTCAAGGATGGGTGCCTATTCAAGATCAAGAAGGTTCAAAAGAAAGTAAAGAATATATTACTGCTAGTGGCGGAACTGTTACTTGTAGTGGAGATTACAAAATTCATACATTCACTTCTAGTGGGTGTTTTCAAGTTACTGCTGCTGGTAACGCAGCAGGATCAAATAAAGTTTCTTATGTAGTCGTAGCTGCTGGTGGTGGTTCAGGCGGTGATGGTGGTGGTGGAGGAGGAGCAGGAGGATTTAGAGAAGGTAAATGTACATCTGATCCATATACAGCAAGTCCATTAGATGCAGGAGCAGGTTTAACCGTTCCAGTTGCAACTTACCCAATTACAATAGGAGCTGGAGGAGCTGGAGGTGCACAACCAGCACCAGGTAACAATGGAAATCCATCAGTCTTTTCAAGTATTACTTCAACAGGTGGTGGACTAGGTGGTTCACATTCTACAGTAGGTGGAAATGGAGGTTCAGGTGGAGGTGGTTCAAGAGGTTCACCATACGCAGCAGGAACAGGAAACACTCCCCCTGTTTCACCAGCACAAGGTAAAAACGGTGGAAATGGTGGTCCTCCAAACGGAGGCGATGGTGGAGGAGGCGGTGGCGGTGCTACTGTTGCAGGTACAGTAAATGCTACTTGTTGTGGAGGCACTGGAGGTGCAGGTGCAACTTCTGTAATTACTGGAACTCCAGTTGCAAGAGCAGGTGGCGGTGGAGGTGGAGCAACACCAGTACCATCTACAAAAGGTGCAGGAGGTGCAGGAGGTGGAGGTAATGGTTCAGGTTGTGGAACTTCAGGAAATGCAACTGCAGGAACAGTTAATACTGGTGGAGGAGCTGGTGGTACATCAGGTGGTCCAGGAATACCAGTTACTTTAGGAAAAGCAGGTGGATCAGGAATAGTAATAATAAGATATAAATTTCAAAATTAATTATGAGTACAATTAAAGTAAATAAAATAGAAAAAAGATCAGGAAGCACACTTACATTAGGTGGCCCAGGCACAGCTGTAACTTTGGCTTGTGGTGCTACTCAATCAGGTTTTGGAAGATCTGGTTCAGTTAACTGGTGTACAACTGCTAAAACTTCACCTCTCACTGCTGAAAGTGGAAAAGGTTATTTTATAAATACAACAGGTGGAGCGGTTACAGTGACACTACCTTCAAGCCCTAGCGCAGGTGATATTGTGGCTGTTAAAGATTACGCAAGCACTTTTCAAACAAATAATCTTACTCTAGGTAGAGGTGGATCAAACATCGCTGGAACAGCAGCTTGTGGTCTTTTATCAGAAAAAGGAATTGCAACTACTTTAGTTTATGTAGATGGAACACAAGGTTGGTTGGTCACAAATTCAGGATTAACGTCAGAAGTTCCACTACCATATTCAATGGAGATTTTAGTTGTAGCTGGTGCTGGAGCAGGAGGCGGTCAAGATCACGGAGGTGGTGGTGGCGCAGGAGGATATAGAACATCAACTCAATCAGTTACTCAAGGAACTGTGGTTACAGCAACAGTTGGAGCTGGTGGTGCAGCTGGTGGTGCTCCTCTTTATAGAGGAGGTAGTGGTACTGCTTCTTCAGCAACAGGTCCAGGAATAACAGATATAACTTCAGCAGGTGGTGGAGGTGGGGCTTCTAATGGTTCAGGAGCAACAATCAATGGTTTACCTGGAGGTTCTGGCGGAGGTGGTGCTGGAATTTCAGGAGGAAGTCCAACCCCGTGTGGTGTAGGGGGAACAGGAAATACTCCACCAGTAAGTCCATCACAAGGTAATGATGGTGGTGATGGTAATTATGCAGCTGGAAGTCCAGGAGGTTATCCAACAGGCGGTGGTGGTGGAGCTGCAGCTGTAGGAGCTGATGGTTCAGGAACAGGTGGAGGTAATGGTGGGGCTGGAGCAGCTTCTTCAATTACTGGTGCATCTGTAACAAGAGCAGGCGGTGGAGGTGGTTCAGCTTATCCAGGTGGAACTCAAGGTTCAGGTGGTGCTGGAGGCGGTGCTGATGGAGTAAGAGGTACAACTGCTAATGCTGGAACAGCAAACACAGGCGGTGGAGGTGGAGGACGTAGCGGACCTGCTGGTTGTCAACCAGGTGGAGCAGGCGGTTCAGGAGTTGTTATTTTAAGTGTACCTACTGCTGATTTTTCAGGAACAACATCAGGGTGTGTTTCATCTGCAACATCAGGTAGTAACACAATTTTAACGTTTACAGGTACAGGAACCTATACAACTTAATAGTTGAATGATAATTAAAAATATAATATAAGGAGAAACATTATGGCACATTATGCAAAACTAGGAGCAAACAATAAAGTTATAGCAGTAGAAGTTGTAGCTGATGCTGATTGTCAAAACGCTAGTGGTGTTGAAGATGAAGAAGTAGGAAGACAATTTTTGGAAAGAATCCACAGTTGGCCTTTATGGAAAAAAACATCTTAAGAGGTAATTATGCTGGTATAGGTATGATTTATGATGAGGACAATGATTTATTTCTTCATAAGAAACCTTATGCTAGTTGGGTTTTAAATGTATCAGAAGCAAGATGGCAATCACCAATAGGTGATGCTCCAGCATTATCTGAAGAAGAAGCATTAACTCATATATATGAGTGGAATGAATCTACAGGTGCTTGGGATAAAGTCGCTAGATAACACACTTGACATTTTAATCAGAGTTTATTACATATCAAATAGGTATGCATAAGAAAGTATTAACAGAAGTAGACTTATATACAGGTGAAATTTCTATGCCTAAAGGCTTTGAAATTGATCGTGATAAAATAAGAAACGACATTATAGAGTCTTTTATAAAACAAAACAGAGTTAGTACTAATTCAAAAGATTATTCTTTTGATGATTACGTTGTGCCTTATTCTCAACCTCTACAATGGATGCAAGATTATATAAGAGATCATTGGAGAGTTGAATACGGTTCTACATTAGTGCAAAAAAATATGCACGGTAATGTTATGCATCCTAAAGAAAAGTCTTGGACAAGACATCAAGTTGATCCAATTGATTTACGTAACTCACCAGACTACACTCTTATTTATGGTGTTGATGTTAAAGAAGGTTCTTCAGAATGTATTATCGAATATGATGATAATAGAAGAAAAAATAGAACGTGGCACTTACCTATAAAAGATAATCACTTTATACTGTTTCC